GAGACAATCCAAGGCGTGCATCTTTCTTAGCAAGGATGGCAGGCAACAAAGGACCTGATAGAGATTCCAAAGGAAAGCCTACAAGAAAATTATTATCACTTCGAGCATGGGGTGCATCTAGTTCGGCTGATGCTAAAGCAAAGGCTAGGGCAATATCTAAACGTAACAAAAATAAGAAAGGAACAGCATAATGCCAATGGGTAAAGGAACATATGGAACGACTAAAGGCAGACCACCTGCTAAGAAAACGTTATTAACTGGGAAGCAAAAGAAACTTCCTATGTCTTTAAAGAAAAAGATCATGGCTAAGAAAAAGTAATGGCAGTTAATGAAGCGGGTAACTATACCAAACCCACTATGAGAAAAGCTATATTTCGTAGGATCAAAGCAGGTGGTAAGGGTGGCAGACCGGGTCAATGGTCTGCACGAAAAGCACAGATGCTTGCCAAACAATACAAAGGAAAAGGCGGGGGTTACACTTCCTAATGGCGTTAACAAAATCACAAAGGTCGTTGCGTGCGTGGACAAAACAAAAGTGGAGAACCAAGTCAGGTAAACCTAGTACACAAGGGAATAAGGCAACTGGCGAACGTTACTTACCTGAGAAAGCGATTAAGGCTCTTAGTTCCAGTGAGTACGCCAAGACTACGGCTCTTAAACGCAAAGCAATTAGAGCAGGTAAACAAGTATCTAAACAACCCAAAAAGACGGCAAGCAAAACGAGAAGCTTTCGCAATTTCTCATAGGATAAATAATGAGACTACATAGATTAACTAAAGAAGACAGAGACATACTCCGTATAGTTGTTAAGCAGGTTCACTTTAAACATTACCCCGATCAATTCTGCACCAACTATGAAGCAGACAAAATGATTGCATCTATTTCCCCTAGTATAATTGAGAAGTTAACTAAGGTTGGAAAGGATATGGGAATTGATAGACTTTAAATACAAACCTGATGGGGAAGTATGTAAGGCTTTTCTTAAAGATGATATTTTTTTTAGAGGACTAAGAGGTCCGGTTGGTTCCGGGAAATCAGTAGCTTGTTGCATAGAAGTATTTAGACGAGCGTTAATGCAGGAGAAATCAGCAGATGGCAAAAGAAAAAGTAGGTGGGCGATTATCAGAAACACCAATCCTCAACTTCGTACTACCACGATTAAGACTTGGTTGGATTGGTTCCCAGAAGAAACTTGGGGTAGGTTTTCTTGGTCAGTACCATATACGCATCATATATCCAAAAGTGACTTGGAGTTGGAAGTTATATTCCTTGCACTCGACAGACCTGAAGATGTAAAAAAATTATTAAGTTTAGAATTATCTGGCATTTGGATAAACGAAGCACGTGAGATTCCGAAAAGTATTATAGATGCTTGCACTATGAGAGTCGGAAGATACCCCTCAATGCGTGATGGAGGTCCAACTTGGACCGGAGTTATAGCTGATACGAACGCTCCCGAAGAAGATCATTGGTGGGCAATCATGGCAGGCGAGGTTCCTATCCCAGATCATATGACAAGAGAAGAAACCAAGATGTTAGTTAAGCCTGATAATTGGAGGTTCTACACTCAACCCTCTGCAATGTTAGAGGTTAAGAATGAGGATGGAGAAATAGATAAGTATACTCCTAATCCGGTTGCTGAGAATAAAAAACATATGATGGAAAGTTATTATCCAAATTTGTTACAAGGTAAAACTAAATCATGGATAGATGTTTATGTAATGAATAGATTGGGAACCATACAAGATGGTAAGCCAGTTTATAATATGTTTAGTGCAGACGTTCATGTTTCTAAAGAAGAGATCCCCGTTGCAGATGGATTGCCATTATATGTTGGATTAGATTTTGGATTAACTCCTGCAGGTGTATTTGCTCAAAAGGTTCGTGGTCGTTGGTTAATACTACAAGAGATTGTAGCTTTTGATATGGGTATTGTTAGGTTTGCTGAACTACTTAGACAAGAGATTGCATTACGCTACGCTAACTGTGAAGTAAATATATTTGGTGATCCTGCAGGTGACTTTAGAGCACAGACAGATGAAAGCACTCCATTCCAAATACTAAGAGGTGCAGGTCTTAAAGCTAGACCAACTCATAGTAATGATGTGTCTTTAAGGTTGGAGTCTGTATCAGGTCCACTTCAAAGAATGGTTGATGGTCAATCGGGTGTGTTGATTGATTATAGATGTAAAGAATTAATCAAAGGATTTGAGGGTGGCTATCATTATAGACGAATACAAGTATCAGGAGAACGCTATGATGATAAACCAAACAAGGATAGGTTTTCTCATATACATGATGCGTTGCAATACTTAATGCTTGGATCAGGAGAGGGCAGGCAGGTTATGGGACAGAACCAAAGAGTCCATGCATTTCAAGCAAAGACTTCTTTTGATGTATTTACCAGACAACCAAAGCAACAAAGAAGACAAGGTTTATGGTCAAGAATGTAACGTTTGTGCGTTGTGTATTTTTATATTCATAGGTATGCGTTAAAGAAAAGGAGTTGCATATGTGTTTACCAAGTGGCAGATCAAGACAACCTCAAGAGAGTGCTGAATCCAAGATGGAGCGTGAGTCTGCGGAAGAAAAAGAACAAACAAAAACTGCTGAACTTAAACAAGATGCCTTAGAAGAAACTGTTTCAAGAAAAAGAAAAGGCACTGGCAGACGATCATTACTTACTGGTTCTGGTGGTGGTATAGGTTTTTATGATAGGTACTCTGCGTAATGCATGATTTAGCTAAAGGATATATTGCTAAATACGAAAAAGCTAAAACTATCAGACGTGATTTTGAAGACTTGTATGATGAGATATTTGAATACTGTCTTCCCCAACGTCAAGGTTTTAAAAATTATACTCCCGGTCAAAGACGTGATGACAAGATATTTGATGAGACTGCAGTAGTTGGTGTTCAAGAATTTGCATCAAGGCTACAATCAGGTCTTGTTCCTAACTTTGCTAGATGGGCAGACTTTGTTGCAGGTAGTGAAGTGCCTGATACTGAAGCAGATGAAATAAATAATAAGCTAGATAAAGTTACTGAATACATATTTGAGGTACTACAAACATCTAACTTTGCACAAGAAATACATGAATGTTTTATTGACCTTGCTTTAGGCACAGCGGTTTTAATGATAACAGAGGGAGATGCAGTTACCCCTATAAGATTTCATTCTGTACCATTACCTCAAGTTGTTCTTGATACTGGACCTGATGGTAGAATAGATCATGTATATAGAGAACGTGAACTTAAATATTCCGACATGATGATTGCTTATCCTAAAGGTGTCTTTAGTGAAAGAATTTTAAAAAAGATACAAGATTATCCTGAGTCAAAATGTAAGTTACTTGAGGTGTCATGCAAGTTATATGATGAGCCAAACGTAGAAAAATATTCTTTTATGGTTATTGAATTAGCCGATAAAGATTTAATCTTAGAAGAAACTTATACTGGTGTTGGTTCTAATCCATTTATAGCGTTTCGTTGGAGTAAGGCATCAGGTGAAATTTATGGGCGAGGTCCTGCAATTAATGCATTAAGTGCAATCAAAAGTGCCAACCTTACAATAGAATTAGTATTAGAAAATGCACAGATGTCTATATCAGGTATCTATCAGATGGATGATGATGGTGTTATTAATGTTGATACAATTAATCTTGTACCGGGAACTGTTATTCCCAAGGCACCAAACTCGCAAGGACTACAACCTATAAGGTCTGCAGGTAACTTTGATGTAGCAAACTTAGTTCTTAATGATATGAGAAACAATATTAAACGAGCCTTGTATAATGATATGCTTGGCGATCCTAATAAAACACCTGCATCAGCTACAGAAGTAGCGGAACGTATGGCTGATTTATCTCGTAAGATTGGTTCTGCATTTGGCAGACTGCAAGCTGAGATGGTTCAACCGGTACTTCAACGTGTGGTTTATCTTTTAAGCAAGCAGGGTAGAATAGAAATACCTACTGTTAATGGAAGAGAAGTAAAGATAAAGAGTGTTTCCCCTCTGGCACAAGCACAATCAAATCAAGATATTGTGTCTCTAGATAGATTTTTAGAGATGGTTGCAGGTCGTTTCGGTCCTGAGGTCATTAATCTCCTTGTGTCCTCCGAGGAAACTGCCATCTATCTAGCCAAAAAATTTGGTGTGCCAGACCACCTCATTAGAGATATTGGCGAAAGACAACAGATGGTTGAGATGGCTCAACAGATGCAACAACAAGGAACAGTTGAAAATGTCCAAGCACTTAGGGGTTGACGGCTATCCTCGTTCCCAAGAACAAGATCATAAAATCTCCCTCGACCTAGCCAGTACATTCAATACTCCGAGTGGACTGGCTACGTTGCAGTATCTTAAATCAATTACCATTGAAGCTATATCAGGTGCAAATATAACTAATGAAGAGTTAAGGCATCTTGAGGGTCAAAGGTATTTAGTGGCTTTAATAGCCAAACGTGTTCAACATGCAGAGAGGATAAACCATGGAAGAAACATTACTAAAAACGCCAAGTGAAACACCAACCGAAACTCCAACAATAGAAACTGCACCTACTGAAATCGCAAGACCAGAATGGTTGCCCCCAAAGTTTAATGACCCTGCTGATATGGCAAAAGCCTATAGTGAACTTGAGGGTAAGTTAGGTAAAGGCGAAGAAGAACTACGCACTAAGCTTATGACAGAGATGGAAACAGAAGCGTTTGCTGAACGACCTGATGCTGTGGGCGATTATATATTACCAGAAACATTAGATGAAGCAGAAGCAGTTGATAATGAATTGCTTAGTTGGTGGTCTAATTATTCTTGGGAAAATGGATTAAGCCAAGATGAATTTGCAGAGGGTATAGCAAAATACGCAGAAGCGGTTCAAGGAACACAACCTGATCTTGAAGCTGTAAGTAAAGAGTTAGGTGACAATGCATCAGCAAGAGTTGAAGCGGTGCAACTATGGATGAATAAATTCTTTCCTGATCCTGCAATGCAAGAAGCTGTTTCAGAATTAGGTTCATCTTCTGCGGGAATAAAAGCTTTAGAATATGTAATAGAACAAACTAAATCTATTACACCAAATCCTACCGCACAAGTTGCAGGTCAAATAACTCAGTTAGATGTTGAGTCAAAGATGAAAGACCCTCGTTATTGGCAACAAGGAAAACGTGATAATGCATTTATTCAAGAGGTAAATAATGATTGGAAACGACTTCACGGGGGTAGGTAAGTATGGAGATGCTTACATTGTTAAAGCTAAACCTATTCACGCAGAAACATTACAACATCAACTAAGACCTACTGATGCAAGAGAATGTATGATAGCAGGCGTTACGCCTTGGCGTGCATTGATGTCTCCTTTTGGTTCCGACCAACATGAAACATACACAGCATTAATAGATAACAACCCAGTTATGATGTTTGGCGTTATACCAGAACATGAACTTGTTGGGTCTATATGGATGCTTTGTAATGATATAGTAGACAAATATCCTAAAACATTTCTTAAATTTTCTCCTGCAATCGTTGAATACTTTCAAGATAAATACTTTCTATTACAAAATGTTTGCCCCGTAGAGCATTACAAAACCCTTACATGGTTGGGTTATCTTGGTTTTATGATTATGCCTAAAGTAATTAAACAAAATGGGTATGACGTATTACGATTTGTGCGTTGTCAAGAAACTGAATATGTGAATATGTATGAGGATAAACAGCCCGGAATTAGCTGATTGCCCTTACGGATAACAAGTCGAAGCAAGTGATGGATAACTGATAGCAACTTAAACAACTAATCTGCTTTAGCAGGGAAAGGATTAATGATGGCTAATACAATAGACACGGCTTTCATTAAGCAGTTCGAGAGCGAGGTACATCTTGCGTATCAGAGAATGGGTTCAAAATTAATGAACACTGTTCGTAACGTAAGTAATGTTGCAGGAAGCGTGGTACGCTTTCAGAAAATCGGTGTCGGTTCTGCTTCAACTAAATCAAGAAATGGTATGGTCACTCCAATGGAATTGGCACACACCACAGTCGAAGCAACTCTTCAAGACTTTTATGCTTCTGAATACATTGACAAGTTAGACGAACTCAAGACAAACATTGATGAACGTCAAGCTATTGCAACAAGTTCAGCTTCAGCATTAGGTCGTAAGACTGATGAAATACTTATAACTGCAATGGATGCAGGTGCAAACTCAACTCAATTACATGATGCGAGTAGTGCTGTAGAAAAAGCAGATTTACTTTCTGCCTTTGAAACATTTGGTAGTGCAAACGTTCCGGAAGATGGACAACGTTATATTGCTATGCATCCAAAAGGTTTTGCTGATTTATTTTTAATAAATGAATTTGCATCATCAGATTATGTTGGGGATCAAAACCTACCATATGCAGGTGGTATGACTATGAAAAACTTCTTGGGATTTAATATATTCTCAACATCTGCTGTAACTGCAGGTAAGAATATGGCTTATCATACAAGTGCAATCGGTCTTGGAATTGGAGCAAACGTAACAACTGAGTTGAACTACGTTCCAGAAAGAGTTTCACATTTAGCAACATCAATGATGTCCATGGGTTCTGTCGTTATAGACGATAACGGTATCTATGAACTTCTTGATAACAACGGATAGGAGGTCTTAATATGGCTTATGGAGCAAGTGGACTAATAAGATTAGCCGGGGGAAGTGGATTCAACCTCTGGGGTTATCAAACCGTTGATGCTATTGCGACTGTTAATAGTGCAAACTATTTTAATGGGGCAGCAAATATGCTGAACGTTCGTGACGTTATTCTTGTGGTGGATAGTAATGCACCAACAACAAGTTTTGTCACTGTGTTAAGTAATAACGGTACTGCCGTTGA